GTGTCTGTAAATATCGTAAACTGTACCTGATGTCCAGTTTCTTCTTGGTATAACAAATGATGTATCTGTAGATTGTACTCTTTTAGCCGCAATTAAATCATCATAGGTATAAAACTCTCTAACAACTGTATCACCAGGAGTGATAGGGTTTGTATCAGTACCTTCGTAATCTGTTCTACTATCTGCTCTTGTTAATGTACCAAAAGCCTGTGGTCTTCCAATACCTAGATAATAAACGTTATTTGCAGTTTCCGAGAATGACTCTGAAAACTGTTCAGCGTTGTTTAATCTAAATTTATTTGTTATTATTGCTGGCATAATTTTCTATTTCTTCCTTACTCAATATTTATACAAGTTTTTACAACAAAGATATTAAATGTGCTTTATAAGCGTCTTTAATGGTTTGTGTCCATACAGCATTGCATACTGCTTGAACCTCCGCATTTTCACCAGAAATATCTGTATCTACTAAATTGTTATCAGCATCCAATGTGCCACAATTTAATGCGTGTCTATGATATTTTCTTGTTAATTCTACGCCATCTTCGATAACTACTGTATCTGTTCTTACTTGAACAAATTTGTGTTTTCCGACCACTTCGATTTTACCAATCTGTGTCTCCTTAGTTATTGCCATTTGTTTTCTCCGTTGTTGTTGTTAAGCATTTGTTGTGTAAATAAGACTAAAATAATAAATCACACCTGAGCTATCGATACTTGAATGTAATCTTCTACTACTATCTTCATAAAATTGTAATGAGCCGAAAGTTAAAACAGAAGAATTTACTTTTACTGAATTACTTGTTCTAGCAACTCCTTCATATACATTGTTAGTTGAAGCAGGCGTAAATGGAAAATTTTGAACAAAAATAGCGTTACTTGAAGTCGTATCTGAAAAATTTGTTAATTCAGCAGATAAAATAACAACATTACCAATTCTTTCATATCTATTTCTACTACTATCAACAGTTCCAGTAGCAACAGTAGGTGTCCAAGTTCCTGTTTCGTAATGGTCTAAAACATTTGAAGCTGTGTTTGCTGTTCCTACTCCAAGAGCAATACCATTAACAGCAGACATTACCCCACCAACACCATGAATACGAACTCTCTCACTACCATTAGTATTTAATTTTATATCTCCTGCTGAATAAGTATCTGTATGAATAAACATATCTCCACCAACAAAACCTACATATCCTGCTCTGTTGTCTGTTCCATGATATTCTAAAATTGATGTAGAAGCATTTGCAACATTAGCACTATCAGTAGTTTTAATTCTCATGTTACCTGCACCATTTGCTATGTTAAGAGCATATGTTGTTGTGGTAGTATTAATACCAACATGTTCACTACTATCAATAGTAATAGCTGTGCTTGTAGCATTGTCATCTATACCAGTAGATGTGAATCCTGCTAAAGTTCCAACTACATCTGTAGCATCAAACTTACCGTCTGTTAAAATATTATTTGCTAATTTACTTGCGTTACTTTCTGCCATTTAATTATCCTAAGTACCTGAACACAATTTCTGCCGAAGCGGCCGGCGCTGTTGTGAATGTTAATGTTGTTGAACTAATTGTATAGTCGTCTGTTGGTGTTAAACAAATACCATTTACAAATACTAATACATCATCTACTGTTCTACTAGCAACTACTGTAAAGGCCGTTGTTGATCCGTCACCTGTGTTTGATTTATCTGTTGTAAATGATGAACCTGAACTTGCAACAACATTAAATCTTGCCTGTGCTGAAGACCATTGTAAAATATATCCGTCAGCAATACCTGTTAAGTTAACGTCTGAATGAACTGATATAGAATCATTTTCAGTTTGTAATCTAGTCCATCCACCTGAGTCTGCAACATAAGGAACTTGTCCTACAGTATCATAAGCAAACATACCTTCATAAGTAGCGGCAGTTGGTAATGAACCAAACCCAGCAAAGTTAAATCTTGCTTTTGAACCTGCACCTGTTAGATCAATTGTTCCTGTTCCATCTAAACTTAATCCTGTTATTGTAGTTGAAGTATCACCTAAATTTAAAGTATCACTACCCAAAGTGATTGTAGAATTTGCTAATGAACCATTTGCAATATTTGTTAATGTGTTATCTGGACCATTAATTGTTTTATTTGTTAAGACATCTGAAGATGATTCTGTAACAACTGATCCGTCTGTAGAAAATGTAATTTCATTACCAGAAATAGCAGTTGTAACACCAGAACCACCTGTAAATAAAATTGATCCACCAAGTGATATTGATTGTGCCGAACTATCATCAGCAACAATCGAAACTGTTGAGTTTGCTAAATTAGCATTTGTAATACCTGCACTACCAGATAAGTTTGAATTTGAAATATTTGTAATTGTATTGTCTGGTGCATTGATAGTTTTATTAGTTAAAACATCTGAAGAAGTTTCTGTTACAATAGAACCATCTGTTGCAAAAGTAATTTCATTTCCTGATATTGATGTTGTAATACCTGAACCACCTGTAAATAATATAGAACCACCTAATGAGATGGATTGTGCTGAACTATCATCTCCTATTATAGAAAGAGTAGAATTTGTTAATGAAGAATTAGCAATATTTGTTAATGTGTTATCAGGCCCATTGATTGTCTTATTTAAGACTGTTTCAGAATTTGTTGTAGTAAGAAAAGTACCAGACGTTAACGTAGTACCATCACCAATGGCAGTATAAATTTCGTTAAAATTATCATTAATTAGATCACCACCTTCACGTAGGGTACTACCCGTTCCGTCATTAGGTACTGATCCTATATTAATTGTTTGTTTTGCCATTGATTATTTACTCTCTTTTATATCTATATTTATAATCGTTTATTATGGGTTTGTATCATCCATTGTAAAGTTTGTGTTGTCAAATTTAATCAAAGTATTATCAAATAAAGGTTCTGATATTGCGATTTCAGCAGGTAAAGTAAAGTCTGTCTTAACTTTTTGACCATCTTCATTTGAAGTCATTAAAAATATAGCTTCTCTACCATCTAAAGATGATCTTGTTCCTCTTACTTTAATTTCATTTAAAGTTTGAAATGTAATACCACTAGCACTATTATTAACACCAAATGCTGTATTGGCAAATTTGTTTAGTGTACCAAATCTAGGACCTGCATATGCAAAACCTTGTGAAATATTTACACCGTCTATTGTTCTTCTAACTCTACTTGTGTAATCAATTTCTAAAGTAGGTCTACTTAAAGTTAAATCTCTTGTATTTGCTGTAAAGTGTTCTACAGTTGCAGGATTTAAGTCAACGTCAGCAGGTATGTTTGCTGTTGCTCTTAAAGTTGTACCGTCATCTACTGTACCTAATCTTCTACCAAATAGTGTACTGAATAAAGTATTAAGTATTGAGAATAGAGGTGATTCAGAAACACCAGATATAACACCATCTACTGGCGCCTTCACTCTTAAATTTAATCTGTTTTCTAAATCAACTTGACCTGTAAAATAAAAACCTGCTGTGTGCATAGTCTTTTTAAATGAATCACGCCAATTGTTAATTGACTGTCCTACTTTTAACACATAAGAGAAATCCTGATAGTATAAACTATCTTGTATCTTCATTGTTTGTTCTGATACAAAACCATCTTCATTTAAAAACTTACCGTCTGTATCTGCAATAGGAACAACATCAACTATGGCACTTGCAACATCTATTCTACTTAATGTTGCTGAACCTCCACTTGATGATGTAATTGTTTCATCTATTTGAAAATTATTTGTAACATCTTTTACTTTTAATAAATTTATATTAGTATCGTAACTAACTTGTGTACCTGTTGCACCTGAAGTTCCACCTGTAATCGTATCGTCTTCAGCAAAACTTCCTGTTACTGAAGTTAAAATTAAATTGTTTCTAAATGCAATAGTTGGAGGAGTTGGCGATGCCTCATATCCTTCTCCTAACTCATTTGTTTTTAATCCAATAACACGACCAATTTCTGTACCGTATGCTAAAACATTTGCACCTGTACCTGTTGATGAAGTTACTGTAACTGTAGGTAGAGATATATAACCACTACCATTATTTGTTAAGTAAATATCTGTAATATCATTTTCAACATCACCTAAACTAGGTCCTGTTTCAGTTTCTTGTACAATTTTATTTCCTGTGTATTGATCACCACTTGTAGTTTGATCTTCTAAAACAATATGATCTTCACCATCGGTGCCTGTTGTTCCTGCCTCTTGTCTAAAACCACCACCAACAACAGAAACAAATCCTGAAGCATTAACACCTTGTGTTCCTGTATTTGTAAAGTCTAACAGATCGCCTACTTCATAGCCTGATCCACCGTCATCAACTAATATTTCTGTAATACCACCTGAACCTAAATCGTTAATTGTTATACTTGCACCAACACCACCACCGTTTATTGTTAATAGATCGGCAGTAGTATATAAGTTACCATCATTTGTAACTGTTTTTGTTCCAGGAATACCTGTAATGTTTGCCTTAATAAAATAATCGTCTGCGTCTGTTTGTGTTCCTCTAATTTCTTCACCTATTGTAAATGTGCCAGAGATTGTATCTATGTTAACAATAAATTCTGAAATCTCTTTTGAACCTAATACAAACTTTCTAACAGTTTCAACTACAGCACTCGCACCTGAAGATTGTCCTGTAATTGTTCTACCTACTAAATTTACAGTATTACCTGTTGTTGCAATTGCTCTTAAAACTTTTTGTGTATCCCATTGTCCGTCTGATACACGTAACATTTGTGTTCGTGGATAAAACGTTTCTGATATTTCATTAAATAATATTCTAAAAAATATTTCGTGTCCTTTTTCAGTACCTTTTAATCGGTACATTGACTTAATATTTTTAATTAAATTTCTTTTGTTTAATCCTGATGCTAATTCTTCAGGTACAGTTTTTAAAAACTCATCTCTAAATTTAGATAAGAAGTCTGAAATTACTTTATCAGGATCTCTAAAGTTTAAAAGTTGTTGTATATTTTGTACAGGATTAGGACGATAGTTATTGATAACTGCCTGTGCGTTAGATGTTGAACCAATAATAATTTCATTTCTAGCAAACTTATCTTGTGCTGATATAAAAATTCTATTGTTTGCTAAATCTTCAGCAACGACTGTAGCGGTTGCGTTTGAAGTTTGACCTGTAATAGTTTCACCTACTGTAAATTTACCGAAAGAAGAATCTTCTAAAATTAATTTATCACCTGAATCTAATTGTGTTCTTTCTGAACTAATTTTACTACCATCTAATAATAAATTATCTACACGACCTGTTTCGTTTTCTAAAGTAATACCGTCTGTAGATTCAATAGAGGTAACCTGCAACTCGGCAGATTCCATAAATGTAAAATAAGTTTTTAAAAATTGGGCAAACTGTGGGTGATCATCAACTACAAAATCTGGTAATTGACTATTAATGAGTGTTGAAATTTTATCATTAAATTTTGCCATTGAACATTAATAACTTGTTGACGTTGTGTATCCTACACCTGCCTCAGATGATCCTCCGACAAATGTATCTTCAGCAACTGTAATATTAGAATTTGCAATATCTATTTCTACGATTTGATTTCTTACTGGTACAACATCATTAGAAGAAGGTGTAACTGTAATTTCAACTACAGATGAAGACGCACCTCTAATATTAGAAATAGAAGAAACGTTTAAAGAATTGATTGTAATTTGTCCGTTAGTATAATCAATTGTACCTTGACTATTATTAACGTATGTTCTAATACCAGATGATAAAAAGTATCTTCTTATATTTCCTTGTCCATCATCATCTAAAAACATTTCGTTTGAATTACCTGCAACAAAGAAACCTGTTGAAGAAACTATTGGTTCGTGTCCTGCGTGAGGATTGTAAATTGCATTTCTAAAATACACATCATATCTTGTTGATGAACCTAATGTAGGTGTAAATGATTTTTTCATATTAACAGTTGTTATGTTTGAAAGAATAGACGTATCAACATTATCTATTAAACCTGTTAGTTTTGAATATCTAAACACACCATCAAATTTTTGTAAAGTTTCTGTATTATAATTTGTAATAGAATTTATGATTTCTGATTTTAAAGTATCTGATGTTTTAGTTGTTGCCCTTTTATCATACTTAGCATTTACTGTTAATAAAATAGATGTAGTTTCTGGATCAACAATTTCAGGTCTTACGGATGCTACGTTAAATGGTTTTAATGATGTAACTATATTTTGTTTTGTTGTATCTGTTAAAGTAGAACCTGACGCCGCTTTTATAGCAATTTTTACAACACCATAAACAGGTGTTTCATCATCTTCACCACCCCAAGCACTTACAGATAAGGCATTAGGATAAATTGATTTGACTAACGTTTCATAATCAGTTGTTGTAACAGCACGATCTTGTGCTGTGTATTGTAATGGTGCATTGTATCTAATTGATTCTTTTGTTTCTGCTTCAGAACCACCTTGTGCTGATGAATTAGTTGAAACTGAAACGTTTGTAAATCCACCTATTGAACCTGATAGAGCAAATGTTGAGGCACCGTTTGCCTCTGCTTTATTTGTTACAACATATTCTAATATTACAATATTACCGTCAGATAAATTTTGTCCGATAACACCATCACCAAAATAAACTTCAAATTTACCTGTATCAGTTTCTTGTAAGAAATATGCCTTTGATGTTGCTGTTAAACTTTTTAATCCTGTTGCTAAAGTGTAAGTAGATGTTGAAGTATCACCCGCTGAAGTTTGAACAGTAACTTTTAAAGTTGATGTATCAGCATTAACACTTGGTATAATAAATTTTTGATCTACGTCTGTACTATCTACGGTGTAACGATAAGTTACTAAAGTACCTTCATATAAATTTACATTTGAAAATCTGTAAACACCATCGGCAGGTGTTATTGTAATATCTTCGTTAGTAACAAACTGATAAGAAGTGCCATCTACTGTAGAAGTAAATGCTGTTCCTTTATTCATTGTTACAGAAGCACCTGTGGCATTATTTAAAATTATATCAACACCAGCAACTGGTGCCTTTGGAGATGACGGTGTATAACCTAACATCTTTGCTAATGAAACAATATTTTTTCTTATGTCTGCACTATCTAAATAAATTTCATTTGCTAACATATTAGCATTGAAACCTAGGTAATGAGTATTGTAAGCAAGTGTATCTAGTAAAACAGCAAAACCTGAACCTTCAAAATTATAATCTGAAAATTGAGTTTGATCTTGTAAGAATGCTCTTAAATTGGATTTGATTGCGTCAAAATCTAAATCTGAAACTACGAATTTATTACTTGCCATTTTATCTTAATCTTTCTAAAAATGTTTCTACTGTAACTGGTTCTGGTACACCCACTACATAAAACATTATTCTTAAATGATAACTATTTCTATCTAAATCAGGTCTTGCTAAAACTTGAACTAAATTAACTCTTGGTTCAAAGTTATTTAAAACCTCAGCAACTTTTCTTTGTAAGTTAAGAGCAGTTAAAGGTGTCATTGGTTCAAATAACATTGCTCTTACATCACTTCCTATTTCTGGATGAAAAGGTCTCTCATAATGATTTGTGTTAATCAAATTTCTAACACTTCTTTTTACTGCCTCTACGTCTGTTAATTTATTAACATCATTTGTAACTACATTTCTACCAAAATTTAAATCTAAATCTTTATAGATTCTATTTGCTCGTTTTGAGTTATTTGTAGTGCTAGCATCGTAGTTTGACATAACAGTAATATTTATACGTTAACCTACAAAAACATTTGAAGAACCTGAAGTCATTGCACCTGCGTCAGCACTATCTCCTATTCTTCCAACAGCAATACTATTGATCTTTACAGTTGATGATCCTGCATTTAAAAATCTAACGTGTGGTGGACAAGGTGGATTTGGTGGTGCTGGGTGTGATACTGTAGGAGCACCTACAACTATGACATTTATACCGTTTACCTTTACTGTGCCGTCTGTATTTGATGAAGCAATCGTTGTTGTACCCGTACAACCGTGTCCTGTTGACAAACTATCTCCAACTCTACAAACAGCGGGCATTATCTACTTAATTTCTTTGATCTACCCCAAGGTAACTCAATTGATTCACTAATTTGTTTGCCTTTTTTACTGATATATTCAACACCTACAATTCTATCTTTAAATTTTGATTGAATTGACTTAACTGCTTTTGTTAAACTCATTTGTTCAGTTTTTTCTTCTTGTCCACTTTCATTCCAAAAGTAAAATTCTCTATTTTTTCCCATTTTTATGCCCCATTAAACGAATCATAGTCCATTGCGTCATATTTCACTTCGTCAGGATCAAAATCCTTCTTTTTTTCGTGTCTGCAATGTCCACAACACTCGATTTTATATTTTTCATTAAATTCATTGACGATTTCTTGCTCACATTTGTTTTCACAATGGCAAACGTGTCCACAATTATCACAATAAACAGTTTTTTTGTCCATAAGTCTATTTATCTTAAAAATTACAACTTATTTGAGCGTGAGTCGTTCTATTATCAACCATATTTTTCAATTTTTCTTTCGAATCACTTGATTTTTTGTCTGATTCGCTTGATTCGGCACTTCCTAACTCAACTTTAGGTAAAATTTTGCATTTTTGCACGTTTTTTGAGCAAGAAATGAGAACAAAACAAGAACATAGTAAAAAAATAAGGGATTTTTTTGTCATTTTCGGGATTATTTAGTTGACATTTGGGTCTTTTTCCTATATTATAAGAGTATAAACAATGAAAAACAAAGGAAAAAACACTATGAAAAACAATGAACTAAACAAATATAATATTGAAATTTCTTTATTAAGAAAATTGAATGTTGCAAAAAAAGACTACAATAAAGTTACGTCTATCAAGTATGATAATAATTTAAATATACAAATTCCTGTATATACTTATGTTCAACCGAGTTATACGTATAAACACACAATCAAACCGTTTACTAAAAGAAAAGGTTTTAAACAAAGTTTTGCACCGACAGACGCAAAAATATCATCTATCTATAATAATTTTCAAAATAATTATAGAACAAAATCAGTTGATAGATTTATTAGTAACTTTAGTAAAGAAGATAAACAGTAATCAATAAAGGAGAAAAACACTATGATAAAAAAGGAAACAATAAACAATAATATGTCGATTGTAAGAAATGTTGCATATTCTCAAATAAACAAAATAAACAAAAACATAAAAGAAGTTATTGAAATTGATAACACTCTTTTAAAGATGATTGACATTAATATGAAAAATGCTATTAATAAAATTATACACGATTATAAATTAAAACAATAAGGAGAAAAACACATATGACACTACAAAAACAAGCACTTAATCAAATTGAAGCTTATAATCAATTAAGATATAAGGAAGAAAATATGAAAAAAATAAAAGAAAACATATCAGTAGTTACTGCTATTGTATTTTTATTCAGTATGGTAGGATCTGTTGGTGCTATCGAAGCAAATAACTTTATGATAGGTGCTATGATGGCCTTAACAGGTATAGTATTTGGTTTAATAACAATCGCATTACAAAACAAATAGGAGAAAAACACTATGACTATGGTAACACAAACTGCAAAAACACTTGATGAAGGAATTAAAAATCTAATGGATGGTGCTAAACAAGACTATATTAAAATGTCAACTATAGGTGGCAAAGAATTAACTGGTTATTCTAAAGAACAAGTTGATAATTGGGATAGTAAAATATCTATAAGACCTGGTAAAAAATATATTAAAGTTGTAAGAGAAAACGGCGTATTTTGTTTTATTGCAAAAGAAGACTTTAAACATTTTAAAAAAGGTGATATATTGAAAGCCGCTGGTTTTAATGCACCTGCTTTAAACTCTGCCAGAGGAAATGTATTAACAGGTAACTATCCAATACAATGGACAGGACCTTTATATTTAAAATAAACTAACAAAGGAGAACATTATGACAAATGAACAATTAAGAAATGAGATTATTAAAGTTGCTAAAAAGGTTGGTGCTACAGATGTGAATGTAGTTTGTGGTTCTTTATTCTGCAAATTCAATAAGAATATTCACAACGTAATGGCAAATAATCTTAAAACTGTTTTACAAAAGTTTTTTGATAAAAAGAAACCAAATGATACTTTGGTTAAAATGTCAGGTGCCCTACCTGATTATGAATATGCCTACGACTTTATGCCTGTTGTAGATTTTAGATTAAACGAATACGGAATTTAGAGTTACCCTATAAGGGTTGTTTTTTCCCACCGAGGCTAGAAACCTCGGTGGGTTTTTCTTATCTACCAATTATTATTTGATTTTGGCGAATAGTGACCTAATATTTTATCTTTGTTTGGTCCGTGTTTAACTATGTAACCAGACGTTCCACCACCATTGATGTCAACTTCTTTTCTGGCACTAAACATAACCTTTACTTTTTTTTCTTGGTCTTTTGCTTTACTATATTTTTCAAGCACTCTTGTATGTCTATCCATAACACCCTCCTTTTAAAAGTTAGGTGCGTTCCTTCGGCATTGCCTACTTCCGTCCGTTTCAGGATGAACGTTA